AAAGTGTTAAATTTTAGAATATGCTGGTAATTAAAGATTTACACTCGGATATTTCTGATTAGTTTTGGTTGTTCTATGGTTATAAATACATACTCAAATTTCATTAACATGCCAAGTCCTATGAAATCTGCGAGTGTAACGAACAACAGTAATTGCACAACCACGTCCGCTCACGAAACGAGCTTCCTATCATGGCGATCCATCGCCAAGCTATTAACCTTCATGTCATTCGGCTTGCTCGAATGCGATAACAAGAACGACGTTATCGGCTATGTCAAGGTACTAATCTTATTGATGTCCGCATTCATTTTAGCCGGGATGGAAGGAGGTGCGTTATGAGCACTCCAACAGCACGTCAACAAACTATCAAGATCAACCGCCTATCCAAGGAGAACGACCAGCTTTCCAAGGAATTGGAGCACGTGAAAGAACAGCTCAGATGGTCTCGCATCACGTCCTCGCAAGAGACGGAGCTAAAGAACTCGTGCTTCTTCTTCATCGCCGCCAAGGGGCTATTCACCGAATGGCACGAGTGGCACGACAAGAGGATAACAGAGAGGTTGATGGACGAGATCAAGAGGACTATCAAATAGCCCTACCCTACTCACGTACTAAGATTTTAAAAGCCCCGGTCTAGGCCGGGGAGTATATTGTATTGTCTAAAAAATAAAACTACATAAAAATGACACACCTAAAAAGAAATAAGCATGGCACGGATAAGGACTATTAAGCCTAAATTTTGGGATGACTCCAAAATAGGTAAGATCAGCAGAGACTCCAGACTTCTATACATAGGGCTATGGACTTTCTCCGATGATGTCGGCGTTGTGATCGGTGACACGATATGGTTAAAGTCTAAGATATTCCCGTATGACCAAATTCAGGTTCAACAGTTTGAGAAATGGTTATCAGAGCTTGCGACAAATGGATTTATATGTCAGTTCTCTTATAATAATGAGAATTTCATATATCTGCCTAAATTCGCTCGGCATCAAGTGATAAACCGACCGAATGTTGACGATTTGAACATACCTAAAAACAAGTTAGACAATATCTTATCAAAATTCACTGAACAATCACTGATTAATCACGGAACGTTCACTGAACAATCAGTGCCTATAAAGGAAGAGGAAAAGGAAGAGGAAAATATAACAGAAGATTCTAACGAATCTCCCGTATGTGCGACTTCACAGCCGCACGATGGACGGATTGATTACGCGGAACTTGTCAAATTTTTCAATGAAAAAACGCAAGGAGCGTTCGGAAATATACGGATGCCTCTGTCAGACAAGCGAAAAGGGATGATAAACGCACGTATCAAGACATACGGGAAAGAAACCTTCGCGAGGATGATACAAATGGCTTTAAACAGCGATTTTCTCAAAGGCCAGAATAAAAATGGCTGGCGAGCCTCTTTTGACTGGCTTATCAAGCCAACTAATTTCGAGAAAGTAATATCAGGCAATTATGACAACAAAAATAGGGCAAATACTCAACAATGCAACCGTGATCCAAACGAGTTCCTTCGAAATATCGCAGAGGGAATCGCCCGAGCCGATTTCGAGGAATCCAAACGGTGAGTGCAGCGTAAGTCTCTATACCGGGGATTTAGCTGAGCCACGAGAAATAGCCGTATCTATCAGCAGATTGATGACCGCATTCCCGAAAATGGGAGATCCGTTCTTCAATTTGTTAGCGGAAAGGGTAAGGGCGAATAAGTTCACCACAAAACGGCTTAATGACGCTATCAACCATCTTATTGATAACTTCAATTACAAGGAGCTTAACATAGCGGATATCATCAAGTTTGACAAGAGAGCCAAGCTATACTCTTACAACGACGTATGTAAGATGGTGTCCAAGGGAGAGGCAACGTTCTCTGACTTTGCCGTTAAAGAGATCAATGGGACACATTACAGGGTAAAGAAAACAGATATAGAGTAACATGGAAATAACAGAGAGATTGAGAAACACCCCTACCGGCTTTGTTATCCAAGTCGGGACAAACAGGGTGCAAGTCAAGCGCTTCGAGGCAATATACCAAGGGAAAGCGGTCGTATGCAGGGGATGCCTGTTCCGGGGCGAGGGTGCGAGATTCTGCGAATACTCATCTGCTTGCATGGCCCATCTGAGGCCGGATCACGAGAGCGTAGTTTTTGCTAAAACGAGAGAGACATGAATGTTTTATCCTTATTTGACGGAATGTCTTGTGGTAGGATCGCATTAAGAGAACTCGGGATTGAACCGGAGCATTATTATGCGAGCGAGATCGACAAGTTCGCCATATCCCAAACGAGGCTGAACTTCCCGGACACGATACATTTAGGGGACGTGACTAAGTGGAGGGAATGGGAGATAGATTGGGGAACGATAGATCTCATACTGGCAGGAAGTCCTTGCCAAGGATTCTCTTTCGCCGGCAAACAACTGGCTTTCGATGATCCTAGAAGCAAGCTCTTCTTCGTATTCGTGGACATACTGAGCCACGTGAAGGCATTGAACCCGGATGTGTTCTTCTTGCTTGAGAACGTAAACATGAAGAAAGAGCACATGCGGGTAATTACTGAGTATTGCGGTGTTCATCCAGTCAACATAAACTCAAATTTGGTGTCGGCCCAGAACCGGAACCGGTGGTATTGGACGAACATAAGGACAAAGAAGGTCGGACTGTTCGGGGAGATCCACTCCGACATACCGCAGCCAAAGGACGAGGGTATATTGTTAAGGGATATCTTGGAGGAAGAGGTTGACGAGAAATATTACCTAAGCGAGAAGGCCATTAGGTATATCTTAAACGATAAACGTATGGAGAAACGATTCACCCAGATCGACGGGGATAAAGCGGTCTCCTTGATGGCCGCTGGCACATGCAATAACACCGGGACCTTTATCTCGGTAAACGGGAAGGCACCATGCCAACGTGCCAGTGGCAGAGGGGGACTTTCCCCCAGACATAATTACGAAATCATAAATACTTCCGGTATGCCAAGAAAATATCAGAACAAAGCCTCATGTCTCTTTGCTGGAGGCCATGGAGCAGGAAACCATTCGGATATGGACTTGATCCTGCAAAGACCTAGGGGCAATAATAAGGGTAATGTTTTCCGTGGCAAGGCACCAACCTTATCGTCAAACGCATGGGAACAGAACAATGTGCTCCATAAGATTATCCAGTTAAATGAAAGTAAGGAAAGCGGGGGCATCCAGCCATATCAACAAAACAGGGTATATCATGCGAATGGACAATGTCCGGCCTTGTTAGCCGAGATGAGTAGAAGAAGCCATGCCATACTTAGTGTACGACAAAAAAGAAACTTGAAAGATCAAGACGGAAAATCGAGCTCATTACTTGCCTCCTCATATAAAGGATCACAAGCTAATGGCATGACCCTAGTGGAGACATCATCTATCCGGAGATTGACCCCGATCGAGTGCTCTAGGCTACAAACCGTTCCTGATTGGTACAAATGGGATTGCTCTGATACGCAGATATACCGTTTGTTAGGCAATGGATGGACTATCAAGGTTATACGACATATACTTAGTTTTCTAAAGAAAGACATTCATCATAGTTGAAAACTGCATTCATCTATGATGAGTAAATAAAAAAACAGAGAAAATGACAAATGAGGAATTGAAGAAATATAAACGGCCATTACCAATGGCATTTACGATGCTTCCGATCGATTTCATATATGAACATATCGAGGATGAGCACGGAGTCTACGAGACGGGTATGTTCACCTACAAAGGAAAGGATATTCTCATAAATAAGGAAATGGGTAAATGGCATCTGTCCGTATCCGCCAATCACACGCTCGGATATTACGAACTGAAAGAGATACGATACAAGTTTATGCCGGACAGCATGCAGGTAGCTCAGATATTCCCTCCACGTAAGGAATTTGTTAACCTGCACGAGAATTGTTTCCACCTGTACCAAATCAAATTCGATGAATAAGTCATGAAACAATACAACGATTGGGAAGAGATCGACAAGGACACGAACGGCCTTGTCACCTCGCTGACCTACATGGTACTTTTCGTGAACGACCAAGTGTATAACTACACGGTCTCGCTCATGGAAGCCATGAGGAATAGCGAGCACTACAGGCATAACGCAAAACGGACGGCCAACGTTATAGAGAGGGAGATAAACGCTTATAACACGAACATTTTCCGGATAGCCAAGGCTAACAAGGAGGCGTTTGCCGAGATTACGCAAAGCATGGAGGAGGACGTGCGGCCTCATATAGACCGGTATTACTACACGATCAGCCAGATATTGCTGGATCACGGGGTATCGGGCTCATCTAACCGGATCGCATCCCTGTCATCCACGATAAACATGCTGGCGCAGATGTCTAGGATCACGATAAGCGATTTCGGCGACAGGATGCGGAGAATCGTCCCGTTGGCGTACAATCCCCTGTCCTTTCTGGCATTGGACAAGGTAGAGTACCTGAGCGACCGGTTATCAAGCGAGGTCACGGGGAATGACGTGAGAATAAACTTAAATGAGCAGCCCGGGATCGTGAAGGCGTTCACGGCGATAACGAATGCGATACTTGATCCGAGGGTGTTCAATAAGGCTTTTGAGAAAGCCGGATAATATTCCTTCCACATGAAATATACACCTTTAAATTTGGATATATCCGAATTTAAAGGCAACTTTGTATCACAATTTTATTAGAGATGAATTTTGACATCAAGGAAATGGTTGATTTGTCCGGGAAGAAAGCCCATATTTACTCTGTCATTTTAGAGGGAGAAGATAAGACCTTGTTGGAGGAGTTCTTCGATAGCAATTCCTTATATGAGGATGAATTGGAGGAAATCCTGTATAAGATCATTTCTTTGGGGAAGGACACAGGATGCCGTAGACAGTTCTTTAAGATGAACGAGGGTAAGCCTGGAGATGGAGTCGCAAGATTATTAATACCTAAAGGACGACTTCGCCTGTATTGTCTTTACTTTGACAACACGGCTGTGTTTTTCGGATCCGGGGGATACAAGCCGGAAACAATACATGCCTATCAAGAAGACGAGGTCCTAAACTCCAAGGCTACACAAATGATAGAGATCGCAAGGAGAATCAACAAGGCTATAGTAGATAGAGATATCACTATAGGAGAAGATGGAAGTTTAACGATTAACAATTGGGATTATGAATGAAAGAAAAGCCGAGGGGACGCTAGGCTCAATGCTTGCTAATATAGACAAGCGCAAGTTAAGCCGTACCCGGAACAGGATGCTGTTAGCTATAAAGATATCCGAGGCCATAAGGGATAAAAACTTAACCCAAAAACAATTCGCATCGCAAATGGGTAAGACAGAATCAGAAGTGTCAGAGTGGCTTTCGGGAGACCGTAATTTCACCGTCGATACTTTAACGGACATATCGGAAGCTTTAAATGTAAATTTGCTTGACACATCAGACGCTAATTTTCAAAGCCTGTCGTGCAGATTCGTAGCTTTTAACACGACCAAGGGAAAGAATATCCCCATGGCTCTTAATGGATCGTGGAATGACATAAGCGGAGATCTTGTATATCATGATAAACCATTTTTTAATGTAGGATAAAATGGAAATAACATATGAATTAAAGACATTAGTCGAGGATGTATATAAATACAACTATGATTTCAGTCCCTCTTCTGTCAACAAGGAAGACCTTGAGTTCAGGTTCTCCCATTCCTTGAAAACAAACAGAGAGAAGAGAGAGGTGACTATAGGGATACGTATAAAGCTAGTAGATCCTAAGAGCGGGACTGATTTGGTGGAAAATTCAGCAAGATCCGTATTTGTCATTACTCCTTATGATTCTGTTATAGGATCTGTAACCGATAATGATCTTATCGTAAAAACACCATTGTTGATTGATACGTTCGTAAACATAACGATAGGAGCGTTAAGAGGAATGTTGGTGAAGAACTTGAAAGGAAGCCCCTTGGAAGGTTGTATCTTGCCTTTGATCCCAATGGATATAGTCCGTAATAACTTAAAATCCAAATAAGGAATAGGCTCTATACAAGAATATTATTTTTTGACAATACACATAAAAAAAGAGGTTGTGCCATACGCAGGCACAGCCTCTTTTTATTTTTTATCTAAATAGAACATGAGAAATAAAGAACTAATAGCTCTATTACAAGAGCAAGACCCGGAAGCGGAGGTAATGATCAGAACGTCCGATGGAGAGTATGAGTACGATCCGGTGGATGTAACATGGGACGAGCAAATTGAATGCGTAATTATTCAGGAGGGGTAAATATGAAAAATGAAACAAAAATCCTCAATTTATTTGTCGGTAACGACAAGTATAGACCAGCATTAAACCAAGCGTTCAAGCAAGGGGACATGGTATGTGCCACTGACGCTATCACGCTTATAACAATACCTATATCCTTGATAGGTCTTAGGTATCCGTATCAAGACAAGCCAGATGTATCATCTGTGTTGAATATAAGGAAAGAATGCCATGAGATCATAGAATTGTCTTGGTTGAAGGAATTGTACGATGACGTTCCGATGATAAATGAAACGTATAAGTGCGATGCTTGCGCAGGTACCGGGATGGTTGATTATGAGTTTTGTTTTGATGATATAATCTATACAGAAGAGGAGGAATGCCCCGTATGTCGTGGAGAGGGTCATTTATGCGAGACCGGGGAAATGATAAAAGATCCCCAATATGACATTGACATACACGGGAATCCTTTTAAATCCGGGCGTGTGCTTAAAATGATAAATCTCATGAAGCTTATTGATATCACCTCTTGTGTTCTTGTTTCGAACCCTTCATCTGGACCTAACCTGTTTAGGTTCGAGAATGGGATAAATGTAATATTAATGCCTAGTTTAAAATAAAGACATATATGGCTAAAGAATACGCTATAGGCGAGACGTTCCGTCAAGGAAAGGTTAATCTAAAGGTTTGCGAGGGTCTTTGTATTGACTGCTATTTCTTCAACAGAAAGAAAGAAGATTGCCGCGCAATGGCTTGTTTGGATTTCCAAAGAGAAGACAATCAAGATGTAATATTTTTAGAAGTGAAGGAGGAATAGAAATGAGTTGGGGAATGAACGTCAGGCAAACCAATGATAACGGAGAGAACACCGTTATTGAGGTCTGGTTCCATGATAATTTTATAGCCTTTCATTATCATGGATGGATAGACAAAAAGCAAAGGAAGATAGCGGAGAAATGTACACGTCACCGTTATATATGGGGTAAGTACTATGTCGCAATGGAGACAATCCTACCCTTCTATGCGGTGAGAAAGTTTCTAATGACACCGAAATGCTGGGTTAACTTTATTAAGTGGTTTTATAGGGCTTGGAAATACAA